GACCCATTTACCCAATCTACCCAACTGTCAACAACTCTGGTGTGGTCACAATCAATTGACCCAATTACCCAATCTACCCAACTGTCAACTACTCTGGTGTGAAAACAATCAATTGACCCAATTACCCGATCTTCCTAACTGTCAAGAACTCTGGTGTAATAACAATCAATTGACCCAATTACCCGATCTACCCAACTGTCAACAACTCTGGTGTGGTCACAATCAATTGACCCAATTACCCAATCTACCCAACTGTCAACGACTCTGGTGTTATAATAATCAATTGACCCATTTACCCGATCTTCCCAACTGTCAACGACTCTGGTGTAATAACAATCAGTTGACACATTTACCAGAACTACCGGTCTGTCAACGACTCTGGTGTGGAAACAATCATGATATGTATTATACAAAGGAGTTCCAAAAAAGACTCAACTTATCTGAATCACCCTTCTCAAAAAACATAACTGGGCTATTATCACGATGTCAAACTCTCATGCTGTCTCGATTGGGTGACAATTCACCTCTGAGATTGGTGGTAGAACATCAATATGGGTTGTTTCAACAGTTTCATACTTATTTGAGAGAATTGCGGTCGGATGAGGACCCATCCCTTTAATTGGTATTAGATGGGAGTCTTCCTTGATTGTATTAGAAAATTCTTTGTTTTACAAGTGGTGGAAATGGTTGAAACAACATGTGAAAAATAAATTTCATGTATTATTTTTCAAAAATTCTTCGTCAAACACTCGCTCAGGAGTATGAACATTTTGGGTCAAATGACCCAAAATTTCAGCCGGGGTGTGGCACTCTGGTGTAATCCGATCCAGAAGCCCCTCGGGACACGACCGATCAAACACTAATTGATAGAGACGGGAAATCTGTGAACGATCACATGGTCCCAATTGGTAACTATAATCGATCCGACCTGGCCGCACGATGACCGGATTAATCTCCTCTGGATGATTGGCTGTTAAAATGACAATTCGCCCTTCTTTGGAAAGGAATCCATCCATCACATTGAGAAAAGTCGCCATAGTTACACCAGAGGACTCAGAGGATGATGGGTAAGATTTGTCACCTTGGATGAAACGCATCCGATCAATATCTTCGATCACCAATAGAGCGGTATCAGGAACTGCGGTGATGCAAGTAATGAACGCATCATCACTGTCAATCGAATCAAGAATAAGGTAGTAAATATCCCGATGTAAGGTAGTTGCGATAATGTTAATCATGCTCGTTTTACCCGTCCCTGGAGGACCATGGAACATGAGTCCTAGTTTGTAGGGGATTCCATGCGCGATATACCATTGACGATTATCAGAAAAGAAATTTACCTGTTCTAAAATTTGGTCCATCATGTTGCCCTGAAGGATGACTGTACTGGGATCGCGTGGCGCGATAGTGCGCGTAATCATCCAATATTTAGGTCGATATACATACACTTGGGATCCACCATTGACTTGAGCCACATATGCACGGTGTGCTTCCCGGGTGAACTCTTCTAAGATTCTCGGTTTACTAGTGGACAACATCATTGTGGGACTCATAACAGTGGTCGTCACAAATTGTATGGTACCGGAATTGGGAGTGGTTGTGGAAGAACTTGGCACCGAGACTTGTTGTTTGATTTCCACTATTTTAATAACAATCTTGGTATCGTGATATATAATACTAGTGTGTTCCCCCATAGCCAAGGTAGGTAGATTTTCAATACTTATCGATGGACCGGTGGCAGTAAAAATAATCGGATGTTGAAAAGTGGCATGATAATCATTGATTAATGCTCGAACAATGGCATAATAATATGTTGATCCCTCGCTATAACTGGCAGTATACATGAGTTGGTCACAAGGACTTGCGAACACTGTTGAACGAATCCGTTGATACATTCTGGCCAAAAATCGTGTCGCTTGACACGCGGATTTTTCCAACACATTGGCGGTCGTGTGATTCAACCCACCGATCAAACGATTAACAATTGTTGTCACAAGCGTTTGAACTACTAATTCAATTACACTATTTCGAATATTGAGTCGAGACACCAACTCATGACCGACCATCGAGATTGCAGGTACGTCGGACATTATTTTGATAAAATTGCTATCATAATTGCCACTCATCGTCAATCATCATTCAATTTTTATTGATATCAATCGGGAATTGATATCAATAAAATACGTGTTATGGATATGTTGATGAACCTTAGCGGGTCAAATATAACAACACGGCACACCCTAAAAGAACAACTGAAGCATAGGCCGCTGAATGTCGTCTCACATGACCCACACCAAAATGTTCCACAATCGAATCGGCCTCTGGTGGTTGTGCCGTCATGTGGTAGTGCACTATTCGTAACCATTTGACCAAATTGGTCCGTGATGTCAAGAATCGATCAACTGGAACTTGATGAGTCACTCCAACATACACACGCCGATTGACCGCTCCGGGCAAGGTGTTCTCTAAAGTTAGGAAAAAGTTCTTGTAAAACAAGACCTCCTGGAAATTAGGTTGATTGGGGTAGGCTTGTCCGACAGCCCATAAATAGGACCAAATCCGATCCATGAGAATGCGATGTTCCACATCCAATGTTGAAACTAATTGATTACTACCTTTTTGAATCCAACTCAAGAACGTTAAACGGTTAGTTAAATAGGGATCCACTGGTGTTTGATCCAAATAATACGCATATTTGCTTCGTTCCGACGGATTGGGAATCACATATCTAAGCGCCACTAATAACTCTTTGTAATTTTGCACTTGTTGATAATCCGGATCCATCGGATAATCCTGAGCGAGATCTCGTAGAAAAATCCACGTCTCCATGTCTGTATATGTATACGCGATATTTTATCTTGATGACTTATATACATGGTCTTTGAAATCATCCAGGCCGATAGTCTGATCTGGTTACAACAACAGAAACCTCACTCCCTTAATAATGTCGTCACTGGTATTCCCGACATGAATGAATTGGGACCCACCACGACTTTAGAACAATATCTACGTTTTTTCCGGCAAATTGCTCGGTTAATTTTCGAGCGGGTTAAACCAGATGGGTATTGCATTTTTATTCAAACTGACCGCCGGATCGAGGGTCAACTGATCGATAAAAGTTTTCTATTAACTGAAATGGCCTACCAATCTGGTTTACGATTGATCTGGCATAAAATTGTCTGTCAACGAGACGTCGGTCACACGGATCTTCACCGCCCCACTTATTCCCATTTCCTGTGTTATTCGGTCCGAGGAAAACCCGGAGCAGCATTTCCTGATGTGCTTCCAGTTAGTACCAAATTATATGATAATGCAACCCCTTCCGGTGGGGCCCAAGCCGCAATTACTTACGTGGCCAAACAGTTACATACCCAGACGCCCACAAGGTGTCCTTATGATGTGATTGATCCTTTTGTGGGACGTGGAACCATTGGCGTTTACGCGTTACAAAGTGGATTAACCTTCTTGGGGATTGATTTGGATCCCCAACAATGTGAAGCAGCGCGCAAACTGTGTCTTTCAAAAGGGAATGCTCGGAAAAATTGAATGATCGGAGAAATTCGTTTCAAAAACAAACACCCAAAAAACAATGAAAATTGCAGTTTATTTCGGTTCATTCAACCCGGTTCACACCAACCACCTCAATCTGTGTCAAGATCTGCTCCGCAAAGATTTCGATCATGTCTACCTAGTTCCCAACCAAAATAATCCATTGAAACCATACATCGTCTCACTGGATCATCGTTGTCACATGATTTCGCTAGCCATCGAGACATTGGGACTAGGAAAAACAGTGCATGTCTATCGCTCGAATAGTACCCATCACACTTGGGAAGGCAGAGTACAAATTTGCACAGAAATTTCCAACTTAGTTGGAAACGAGAATTGTGAGATTTCTCAGATTATCGGACAAGATTCATACGAAAGTGCATTAGAACGCTGTCGTAAAGGAGAAGGGATTTACAGTCTCCACGGTCGCCAACTGATCGTCTATCCACGTCGCGGATACGACCAAATCATCAAAATTCCCGACGAACTCCATGGATGCGTGCAGATTGCCGATGGATATTTTGAGGAAAACGAATGTTCTTCGACACTGATCCGTGATTGTGTGAAAAAAGGACGGTCATACGATCAGTGTCATGATTTCCTATGTGAACCTGTTTATCAGTATTTGATCAACCAAAAATTGTACAGTATCATCCCCAACAACCGACACATTGTCGTGATCATGGGATCCCCTGGATCGGGAAAAGGAACAATCTGCGAATACCTTGTTAGATCTCATCCACAATATCATCACGTCTCAGCGGGTGATCTGTATCGTGTGGCTCAAACCAACAAAACACCAGATTATTATGTGTTGGAAAAAGAAAAGGAAAAAGGATTCCAATCTTACATGGAGGCGCTCACAGTTTTTATTATTAATCAACTCAAACGAATCATTATACCGTCTAATTATTATCTCATTGACGGTCTAAAAACCTCTGATTTCCTTCCATTTGAACAGGAAATTGCACCCATTGATAGTGTGGTTATTTTGAATTGTCAGTACACTGTGGCACAGGCACGGTTAAAAACACGTCACAGACCAGATGATACGGATGTTAACATCAAGAAACGATTGGACAATTATTATCGCTATTTATGGGTCCAAAAAGAAACTCTGGAAAGTTACGCTGACACGGGGCGCCCGGTCATCAATCTGAGTTCACAAGCATCTCCTGATTATATTGCGCATCATCCGGCATGGAAAACACTGTTAGTTTAACGAGGATGAATATAAACCCGTGACAAAGAATGATTACTTTGGTAAAACAAAATAAAATACGATATTTTATTTTGTGTTGCAGCGGAATGACGGAAATGGGGTGGGGGTGTGGGTGGGGTCAAGGGGGCTTGCCCCTTCCCCTACCAGTTTTCAGGCTTATTTTTGAGCGTCGAAGCACCCAAACGGATGAACCCCAGATTACCCACATCATACTCCAGGAAAACAGGAGCATCATTTTGTAAATACATAGTGACCATGTTGGCTAAACTGGTACACTTGGTGAATTCAATCAAATTGTTGAGTTTGACATACAGTTCAATAATGGTTGAACCTCCATCAGAACCAACCGAAGTGATTTTGATACTGTTATCCTCTTTGTTAGTGCGACATCTCACCGTTTCAAGTGTTCCATTATCCCCCTTGGTGTAAAACTTCAAAACCTCCTTATGGAGAGTGATTTTCACCGTTTCGCCACTCATATTTTTCAGATTACCCACAATGGATTGCAAATCAGACGATGGCATCTGGATCTGGTAGGGATAATCAAGGTATGGAACCTCCAGTGTCGCCTTATTGACATCAATGGTATCAACGAAAATCTTGGATGACTGACCCTTGTTGGCATTCTCAATCAACAGACCAAATTTAACGCTTGCGTCTCCGTCAGAGGATTCTACCTGTTTGGTGGGATCTTCAGCGAAAAGAGTCAACATCTCTTTGGAACCAATTCCTTTGAGAATTTTAGTCAGATTGGTCACATCCACTCCGATGAGCACGGGCTCTTTACAATAGAAGGAATCAAAATTGCTGACCATATTGAGTAAAACGTGTGCAATCACAATATGATTGCTGTCCATTTCGAGAATTTCAATCCCTGTTTCGCTAATGGTCAGGTTAGCCTCCAGAATATTATTCTCCTTCAGAATATTGAACAGAGACTTGAATGCGCTGGGTTGCATGGTCTCAATTTTCACCAAATACTTGCAGTCCTCCATGTTATAATGTTATCGTGATCATATATTTTTAAATATGAAATCAAATTTTAAACGACACACATTACAGATATTTTCATCATATGAAATGGAATTTCATCATATAAATTTATATGATGAAATTTTAAAACGACGAAGTTTGAAATCTCGATTTAAACGGAAGTGATGTTTGTTCACTTCTTTTTGGCAGCGTTCCTAGCCTTGAGAGCAGCACGAGCGGCTGCAACCTTGGGTTTGGATGCAAGTGCTTCCTGTTTAGCCTTGGCTTCGGCTAAGCTGGCTGCACCACGAGCTGGGATGACCTTGTTCCTGTATTTGGCCTGAATGGTCCTGTTGCCGCGTGCGAAGGACGAGTCAACTGGAACACGCCAGCCGAAGTACTCGAAGACATACTTGTCGTGATGTCTCTTTCCATCGTCTGCCACAAATGTGGTGGCCTTGAGAACTCCCTTGCTGACTTCAGTCAGTTTAATCCTAATGGCATTTCCTTCTCCAATGGAAGAGAACTCGACTCCTTTTCCGTCAGCAGTTCTCTCAGCAATGACCTTCTTTCCCTCTTTGGTCTTCTTTTCGTAGCCACTGATCTTGTGGGGTTTGATCTCACGGTTCACCATCGAAACAACTTTACGAGCTGCGGCCATTGGGTGGCCATGGAAATAACGCTTCTCGCCCAGTGGGACTCCATTAACTTCCGCTGTGAAACTACGGATCGAATCCCTGACTGCTTTGGCAGTTGGCACTTTCTTTCCCTCAGATGCACGTTTACGGGCCTCAGCATCTGCGTGTTTAGTCAGAATCTCGAACCTCTTACGTCCACCTTCCTGTTCAAATTCTTGCTCCTGACCTCCAGCGGCTTGAAGTCTACGGTGTGCACGTGCACGTGCACGGGCGGCGCTTTCTCTGGCTTTCTCGAGCAGGCTCATTGTGTTGTTATATAATAACACAATATAATTTTTTCCTTAAATTCATTTTTAAATCGGCCTCGATTTGTAATTGCTATAATCACAAATTGATCAGTTTAAAAATTGATTGGCTCGTCCGAGCTTGACAGAATTGCACATTCTATATTTATGGAGAATTTCTTTAATTTCATCTCCTTGATCTCGCCCAACCAAACGCCCTTCATAGGTAAACCAATTCACATTGCTCCAAATGTCGCCCAATCCGTTGCTAAACCCGTATCTCAGAGTATTTGCGATCCTCTAAAAACCACAATCCAACAAACCGCACAAGAACCTCTCACCCATTGGAAAAACTCTTTTCAACTCTCAGACAAACAAATCTCGGCTGTGTCACTCATTCATAATGGATCTCGATATAATTTGTATACTAGTTTTCTCTATCTATTATGTCCTAAGTACCATGAGTTATTTGCATTTAATCGGCAAATGGAATTAGTGGAGCAATTGATTCGGTTTTTGATTTATCAGATCGAGACCAATCTCGCGCTCAAAAATGATCTCAAAAACAGTAAAATCAGTGCCAATAAATTGATCGATTCAATCAAAGACCCATTCTATCAATCTTCACAAATCGTCTTCCTCTTGGCACATATTTTCGATGTGAATGTGATTATTTGGTCCATTCCAGCCCATATGGAAATCATTTATCATGATCCACAGTACGACACTTGTAAACCACACATCTTACTCTCGAGAGATGCTCAATCAGTCTATCATCCAATTGTTTACGATCAACATCGTGTCCTCACATACTATGATCAGGATTTAATTCCACATTTGATTTCACAAAAACGCAATCAGACCCAGGTCAACCATTTTTGAACTTGAGAGCAGAAAATTGATTGCATGATTATTTCTCATTAATTAATCTCACATTTATAATATATCTATGGCATCATTAGGGATGACATCGTTAGAGGCAACATCGTTAGAGGCGATGTTCGGAGACACTCTGAATTCAGCCATCCAACCACTCCTCTCCCAGATCACTCCGCAGACCGAAGTGGAATTCCGATTGGGAACATTTCAGGGAGAGAAAAAGGGGTTCCATGCCACTCAATCACTCATCCAATTCCAAAATTTGGTGGAACACCTGCGGGCTCAGACACATCTGTACCAAAAAACGGAAACCACTACCCTTGACATTCAAATGTCGGAGATTCCCAATGTCCGTGTAACGCTCAAAGATTTGGAGACAATCAAGCGCTACTGTCATGATGAATCGGTCGCTCATATCGATCCAACAAACCTGTTATATGTGACTAAAGTCAAGGGACGGGACATGGAACACGATCAGACGGTCGATTTCCAAGATTATGGATTGAGATTTCAATTGTCCGAAGAAATTCCGACGGAAGCAGAAATGTATCATAACATCATGAATCACATCGCATCAACCAGCGTCAATAAGTATTTTCGATACAAACACCGATACACCTTTCAAAATAATGCTCTGCAATTCGATCTAACGGTGGTCAAATCGGCTTCTGGAACATCTTTCCGAACATCCAATGTCTTGAGAAAACCCGAAGAATATGAAGCAGAAGTGGAAATCAAGCACAACAACGAACACCAATTAGAATCGCTGGATAATCAGATTGTTGATTCACTCTACCAGTGGATCAGTTGGGCTCAAAATAGTTTCGCGGTCACCCGTCTCACAGAGAGCCAAGAGATCTTAGGAGAATATACACAATTGGTTTTCCATGAGGATCCCCAGGTCACTCATCTGAACCGTTATTTCATTGGCATGGATGTGTTGCCACTGACTCGTGACAAGTTGTCAACCATCACAACTGGGTACTCTGTCACGGACAAAGCCGATGGGGAACGGTGTTTAATGTTCATCTCCAATCGTCGAAAAGGGAACATTTATCTGATTAACAACCGAATGGAAATCAAACATACCGGACTCATGATCAATGATGAACTCTTATCCGGAACCTTGTTGGACGGGGAACTGGTCACCACATTTTCTGGGGGACATTGCTACCTGATTTTTGACTGTTTATTTGCACACTCGAATGACTGTCGCCAACTTCCACTATTGGATTCATCACAATCAGAGCTTAAACCCATACCCTGTTCTGAGGAACAACCAATGCCGGCACAGCCGACCCGTTTGCAAGAAATCGCGTTCATGCTCAATCGTTGGCTCCCGCAACCGATCATTCGTCACAGCGATCTGCAAGTTCGTGCCAAAACCTATGTGTACCAAACGCCCACATCCTCGACTATGACCATTTTCCAACTGGCCAAACAAGTGATCCAAGCCACTTACGAATACAATCGTGATGGTCTAATTTTTACCAAAATCGGGGACACTTACCCGAAAGCATCATTGACCAAACCGATCAGATGGACCACAATTCTCAAATGGAAAGACCTGGACCAACTCTCCATTGATTTCTTGGTGGAAATCATAGATAAACATCCCAATCTCGTAACCAAAGGTCAACGATACGTTCAGGCTCAATTAAAAGTCTCTGAACGGAAAACTCAACGACTGGTCAATTTCGTCCCACGACAACATCCAGAGGGACCCAACTTCCACATTATTAAGTTGAAAATTTGGGATGATGATGTCCCTTATGCACGCGATGGTAACGCCATTTACTCCCAATCGGTCATCGAATTCATTTATGATGCCAGTCAAGAAGCTGGTTTCGAATGGATTCCTTTACGGTTCCGTCCTGATAAAACACAAAAAAGCAAACCCAATGCCTTCGATACAGCCGATAGCAATTGGTCAATGATCCGAGAACCAATTACTCGTGACCTAATCACAGGAGCCGTCTACTATTCACTGGAAGGAACAGAGAAGAAATCCTTAATCGAACCCATGACCACTTTCCATAATTCGGTTAAATACGAACTCTTCGATCGCGTGGCTCCCAAACGTGGGCACGCTGATTTACTGGATGTGGCTTGTGGACAAGGGGGGGATCTACCCAAATGGTCAAAATCACAAATAGCATACGTCTTGGGGATTGATATCGATCAACAAAATATTGTCAATAGCAAAGCCCGTTATGATGTCATCGCAGCCAAATATCAGCATCCATATCCATCGAAAACCGATTTCGTTTGGGGGAACTCGGTCTTACCACTCAATACCGGAGAAGCTGGCCGAGATAATGCCAACCAAACTCGTCTGCAAGAGATCCTGGGTCACCGAGGCCAGGATTCGTTTGACTTGGTCAGTTGTCAGTTTGCGTTGCATTATTTCATGGAATCAGAGGCCGCGATCCGCGGCTTGCTCTCCAATGTCAGCCGTAATCTAAAAAACGGTGGATATTGGATTGGAACCACATTAGATGGTGACAATGTGTTTCAATTATTGAAAGATGGGCAACCGCATGGTGGTAAGATTGATCAACAGAAAATTTGGGAATTAATACCCAAATATCAAGAGGCCACCATGAGCAATTACGGACAACGGATTGCCGCGTTTAACCTGAGTATTGGAACCAACGATGAATTCTTAGTCAATTTCCGTTATTTAACCGAAATAGCGGAAACATATGGTTTAAAAAAAATCGAAATCGCATCCTTCGAGACCTTATTCGAAAAAGTGATCAAAACAACATCACCTGAACGCCGCCAAATCATTGAAAAAATGTCACCAGACGAGAAAAAATACAGTTTCATGAATCGATATTTCATTTTCCAAAAAGTCTCGGGATCTATTGTAGTTCCACAAATCTCACGTCCCCAAATTTCGATTACGCGAAAAACATCACAACCACTTCCAGTTCAACCACTTCCAGTTCAACCACTTCCAGTTCAACCACTTCCAGTTCAA